TGACCGACCCAGTTCCCGACTTCCAGATCCGCTGGGAGGTAGTTCATACACCGCCGCCGAACGCGCGCCGCACAGTGACAATATGGAAGGTACCGAGTGAAAGAAACGGCAGATCCTGACGTCTTCATCGAGGAGCAGCGCGAGGGCTACATACGCTATCGCCGCACCGATGGAGCCGTCTGGGAGGTTAGGGGAATCTGTGATGGACGCGGAGATTGTTACGCTGGCGCTGCTGAGCCAGCGCCAGTGGGTCTTGATGTACCTGTCGGCCCTGCTCCTTTTATTGGTTGCTGCCCGCTTGAGATAACTCTCCTGGTGGACTGGTATGCCCACTAGCATTTGGTTCTTCCATGACGCAGCTTCCGGCGTAAGCGGGACGCTTCCTGGTGCTGCGACGCAATCGACTACATCGCCGACAATCACCGCGACCGGCGCGAGTACAAACAGGACGATGAACGGAACTAAGGGCACGCTGCAGGTCGCTCCTACTCTGACATCGTCGGCTACGACATCCAGACAGAACAACTGGTTTCGTCGGTTCATCAGTCCGCCGCTCGCGGCGCAGACGATTCCCGCCGGAACAACAAGCCTCTGGAATGTATGGGCAGGAGGTCAGGCCAGCAACTCTGCTGGAGGCTGGTCGGTAAGCAGAGGTTGTATCTACGTTTGGCGTCCCAGCACGGGCGCTCTTGTCGGCAAGATCATGGACGCTCCGGCGACCGGCGGCGTTGGCACCGTCGGCACGTCGGAGATAATCACTGCTGCCGGGGCGTTCAACGGAACAGCTGATGTAGTCTGCCAGGATGGCGACGTCATAGTATGCGAGCTTTGGGGCGGCGGTACACAATCGATGGCGACCGCGTATACGTGGACGATAGGCTACGACGGAACAGTGGACACAGGCGGAAGTGGCGGTGGTGGTACAGGGAACGCTATCGCGTCGGCAGCATCTTGTATGAACTCTCCGCCGCTCATCTTGCTTGGCGAGGGAACGCCGGTCTCCGGAACGGATGCAAATGTCGGCTCTGCCAACGAGACGGCATATGTCGAGGTCAGCGACTTCCCGCAGAATGCTGTCATCGATAACTTCAACCGGGCCGATGGGATCTTGACTTCTCCTTGGGTGGGTATGACAATCCCCACTCAGACGTATCTGACTCCCTACGTTTCTAGCAACCAGGCTTCGACCGGGCCACCTGGGAACGGCTGCGGCGCATATCGAAGCGATCAATCGTTCGGCGATTGTGAGGCTTACATCGATCTTCCGAATCCGGCGGAAACTCAATATCACGATGTGTGGCTAAGATTCACTGGCGGAACGGATATCAACGCGCAGAACGGCTATTATCTACGGCATGACAGCGTAGGTAACAAACTGATGTTGCAAAAGGTAAGTGGTGGTGGTTCGTCTACTGTCGGCCAGCAGGCTAACTGTACGCTCTCACCTGGAGATTCAATTGGCGCGAGGGTACTTGGTACGACCTTCTCGATTTATTACAAGCCGCTTGGGGCAGCCAAATGGAGGATTCTCGGAACCGGAGTTGACGCGACGTATCAGAATGCTGGCTCGACCGGGTTCTTCTCGCCAGGACATCCTGCGGTCTTCGACAACTTCGGCGGCGGTTCAATCAAGACTACAAAGTCTGACGTAGATGCGACGGGAATCAACGAGACAGAGACGACAGCGATCAGACAGTGGTTCAGCGATGTAGACGCGACCGGGATCAATGAGACTGAAACCGCTAGCTATCAGATCACTCAGCAAACCATCCCGGTCTCGGATACGAACGGAGCAACAACCGAGGCGACATCCATCGGTCAGGTATTCATCACCGCCGCCGATACGAACGGAGCGACAACTGAGTCTGCTGGTCTTCTGCCGCAAGGTGGTCTAGTCGTCAGACTCGATGCTTCCGCACTCGCGCTCGCGGACGGAGCTACCGTCAGCCCATGGCCGAATGTCGCGACTCCTGGTATCCCAGGAACTATGACTGGATCTCCGGGGCCAACGTATCGAGCGAACGCAATGAACGGTCAGGGTGTCGTTCGGTTCTCGGCTGGCGGTGGTCGTATGCGTATGACCGGCACCGGGGTCACGACGCCGTTCACGTTGCTCGTCGTTGCTCGTGATTGGAGCGTCAACGCCGGGGCGCAGCGTGTCATTACTACTGATATCGGTACTGGCAACAACTTCCTGCTCGGATGGTGGAACGGCTATCAGGACACGGTGTTCGATGGCGGATGGGCGTCGGGCGAGCCGAGTGTACGCGCAACACCAATCTGGAAGCTCTACTCGTTCGACAAGACAGGTGCGAACCCGGTGCGCATGTTCAGCAACGGTGTCGCTATCAGGAACGGCGGTAGCGGTAGCTCAAACTTGGGCGGGTCGCTCAATATCAGCGGGCACCAGTCGGATACAGCCGAGTCGTGCGACTGCGAGGTTGCTGAGCTATTCCTCTACAACAGAGTTCTCAGCGACGCTGAGCGCCAGCAGGTCGAAGCGTATCTCCGCAACAAGTGGTTCTCTACTCCTCTGACCTACTCCCAAAAGATCCAAGCGGATGCTCCGCACGGTTACTGGCGTCTAAATGAATCAGCGGGTACGGTAGGTGCAGACTCGTCTGGGCTCAATCATCCGGTCACGTTCACCAATGGCCCAGTTCCGGGCGTGCCAGGGCCGTTGGCGGAAGGAAGCCTGGCGCTCTCGCTCGATGGTGTTGATGACTACGCCGCGATTCCGGCAGGCGTAATCCTTCCGCCCAATAGCAGTGTTACAGTAGAGTGGTGGCAGTACGTCGCTACTGCTGACGTGAAAACGTGCTTTGGGTTCTGGATGGCTGGTGGTGTCGAGGCAACCGCTCGAATCTCGGCGCATACGCCTTGGTCTGACAAGGTACTCTACTGGGACTGTGGTAACATCAACACCCAGCGTCCCACCACGGACTACACGCCGTATCTCGACAAATGGACACTCGTCCAACTCACCTACGACGCGGCCTCGAATAAGCACGCGATTTCGTTCAACGGGAACGAGATTGTAAGCAACACGACCGCTGACGTAGGAACAGCCAACTTCGCGGGGGGTTTCATCGGTGCTGGCGGGGCGAGTCCGCCGAACTCATGGATCAAGGCTCGCTTCGCGGAGTTTGCGCTTTACAACTATGCGCTTTCACCAGCGCAGCGGCTCGCTCACTACCAGGCTGGTATGTCGAAGACCGCTTCGGTCTCAGACTCCAATGGGACGACGACCGAGAGCGCGACTCTGGTCATTAGAGATACGGATGCCGGAACCGGATCTGACTTCGCTGGAACCCCGACGATCAATGTCATAGTCTACGAGCCTGACTTCGTTGGAACGTATGACATGCTTCAAACGCTCTACTCGCCGTACAGCGCGATCCCGGCGAGCTTTGGGACGTATGATTCGATTGGTGGAGCGCCGCTACCGCTTCCGGTTCTCAACGAGACCGCTACTTATCAAGTCAATGTTCCGGTCTCGGATTCGAACGGGTCAACATCCGAGTCGGCTGCCTTCCTCTACGCTCCCGCGAGCGCCGACGCCGGAACAAGTAGCGAGGCCGCTTCTCCTGTTGTAAGAGCGACCGTCACGGATTCGAACGCCTCGACTACGGAAACGGGAGTGCTTACCAGCCTACCGGCTGTTACGGACGCGAACGGGACTACAACTGAATCGGCGTCGATTACAAAGGTTGTTCTATCCGATACGGACAACGCCGGGTTCACCGCAGCTCAAGCTCTGACCGCTCAGATGCCTAGCTCGGATGCCGGCTCAGCTTCTGATACGGCGAGCGGCGCTCTTACATACAACCCGGTCTCTAGCTCGGATTCGGGGACATCTTCTGAGAGTGCGGCGTTCACGTATGCTCTCTCTGCGAGCGATGTAAACGGATCGCTGACGGAGACAGCATCCTTCCAACCATCGTACGTCGGCATTGACTCAGGGACAATCTCCGAGTCGGCGACGGTGCCGAAGGCTCTGATCACCACAACCGATAACTTCTCGTCAATCGAAGCCGGTACCACTGGTGTTCCGATCACCAATGGCGATACCGGATCAGCGAGCGATTCGGCTACCGTCGTTACCAAGATTACAGCAAGCGACTCGGGCTCAGCCGTTGAGACCGGGATCGGCTCGCTGACTAGCTCGTTCGTAGGCACCGACCAAAATACTGCGGTCACCGAGTCTGTAGCAATCGCTCAGACGGTAACTGACTCTGGAGTCGGGACAGATACTGCGACTCCTCGGTTCATCGTCACGAGCACTGACTCTGGTTCATTGAGCAGCGAGAGTCAAACTCTCGCCACTCTGAACCAGAAGACAGACGCCGACTTCGGTGGCTCCCCCATTGAGGCCCCATATGTCACCGCTTCCCTAACCCCCGGCGGTGATCAGGCCTCCGCCACCGAGTCGGCGTCTGCAAGTATATACCTATATAGCGCGGACGTAGGCGCGGGTATAGATGCTAGCAACGCTCCCGTTGCGAAAATCTCTGTATCCGACCTCGGATCCGGTTCGGACACCGTCATCACCGGTGATCGGGTCACGGTCACCGACTCCGGGACGGCTACGGAGCTGTCCGGTCTTGCCTTTGGAACCGGCGACACGGCGACCGGCTTTGACGTCGAATCGCTCCGGGCCGCGTTCATAGACGCCGACTATGGATACGGCGATGAGGCGTATGACCGCTACCCGCCGCTTACGCTCTTTCCTGAAATCCCCGCTGGGGTTATACTCTCTATGGCAATGGGAGAGATTGTGAACGCATCCTCGGTCGGGACATACCGCAACCTCAAGGGAGGCAGAGGTCGCCTGACTACGTCGGCCAGAGGGAGGATCCTCAAATGAGTACGCCAACCGCAACGTATGTAGTCTCGTTCACGGACTACCAGCCGGTGCCTCGCTTCGACAACATCGCTTGGACGACAGTGATGATCGAAGAGGGGCCAACCGAAGATGGCCCTTGGGATCTGATTGACACTCAGAACCTGATGCCGGTTGATATGGATCCGGCGAACCCGATGTCTCGTTCGTTCACTACCGACAAGGCTACCATCGAGCACGGTTGGTACCGAGTCCTGTTCGGCGATATGAACAACAACATCGTCGAGACCGTGCCGATGTTCAATGGCGAGCCTATCGAGTGGACGCCGACTCTCCAGGATGTCGGACACGTCGTCCTGTCCCGAACTCGCGACAACAGCGGGAACGTCCTGGGGACGTTCACCAGCGAGACGCAGCCGACTGATGACGAAGTGCGCGTGCTGATCGAAAAGGCGATTGACGACATCATCCCTTTGATCGGCACCGACATCCCCGAGTCGCTGATCGGTGAGGCTCAAAACATAGCATCGATCCGAACGGCGATGTACATCGAGCTGACGTTCTACGCGAACGAGGTCGCCACAAACCGCTCCGTGTATCCGGAGCTGAAGGCGCTGTTCGATGAGAAGGTGGCCGCGCTCGCGAAAGCGATCACGGCTGTCGAGGCGGGCGGGGACATCACCGACGCGACCGCAGGGGCCGGTGGTGAACCCGCCTACGCCTATCCTCCTGATGATGGTATGTATTGGAGGCCGTTCTAATGGCGCAAGGCCCAGTTGGGCTTCACATCTTCGGAATCGAAGAGGTCGATGGCATGCTCTACGCCGGCATGACCGGCGTTCGCCGGATGAAGCCAGCTCTGGAACTCGTCGCGGAAGGGATGATGGAATCCATCGACCTGAACTTCCAGGCTCAGGGTCGGCGCGGCGGCGGCAGTTGGAAGAACCTCTCAGCGTACACCGTCGAACGGAAGACGCGTGAGGGCGAGCTTCCGCTCATCCTGATCGCGACCAGCGCGCTCCGAGACTCGATGACGATGCGCCGCGATCCGAATATGGATCTGAAAGTCACGAACAGCGAGGTCAGGCTGGGCTCTCGTCTCGACTACGCGAATGTCCAGGACAAGGGTGGCGGCCCGAGCCATCTGGCGGCGCGTCCGTTTGCAGAGTTTACGATGGGGGATCTCCGGGAGTGGACAGACATCTGCGAGCGATACCTGATCGACAGGATGAAGGCTGGGAGAGCGATATGAGCGGATACCCGACTGACGACGTATTCCTCTCAATCTTCGATGGAAGTGTCCTGACACGAGCCGTCCTGAATACTCTCAAGCTTTGGTATCCAAGATACCTCAGGGAGATCGAGTACCAACGTCCAGATCTAGTGTCAGGCAAAATCCCGGTGCCAAAGACCTACGTGGAGCGTTGGACGTTCGACTCCTATCCCGATGACAAGATCCCGGCTGTCATAGTCGTCTCCCCTGGGATGGCCGATCAGCCGAGGCGCGATGGCGACGGCACCGTTAGCGGCTGGTGGGCTATCGGTGTCGGAGTCATCGCAGCGGCGAGTACCGAGGACAACTCGGAACGTCTAGCCAAGATATACGGCGCGGCTGCTCGTTCGATTCTCAGTCAGAAGGGGTGGTTGGACGAGAGCTGGGAGTTCAACGGATGCGAGATCCTATCCGAGATGTACGACGAAGTACCAGACATCGAACAGGCTCGCACGATGCGTTCGGCTCATGTGATTGGCCGGGTGCAGGTAATGAACATGTGGAATACCGGCAGTGGCCCTAGAGATCCTGGTGACCCGTCCGACCCGCTCGCGATGCCCGGCTCTCAGTGGCCAGAAGCGAACGAAGTCTTCATCGATGCAATCAATCGAATAGAGGAGGAGTAATGCCCCCAGCGGGGAAAAAGACAGAGGAAACCTTGACCGCCCCAAAGCCACATGGGCCTGGCGGTGGTGGTGGCGGCGGTGGTGGCCCCGTCAGCCCAGGCCAGTATAGGTTCATCGGGGATCACGCACAGATCCTGGAGAGCGGTCAGCCGCTCGGACACGGTGACTACGTCACGCTTCAGCCCGACGAGATCACCGGGATCAATCAGATGCTCATCGACGACGGCAACCTGATCGACGCAAGCGACATTCCGGCTCCGCCAGGCCCGCAGGCAGCGGAGGAGCTGGATCCTGCAGACGCACCACCGGCATAAGGAGAACAAATGAGTACAGTCCTCATCCGGCCTGGCGTCAACGTCACTCTGCGGCCCACGCCGCCGACCATCGGGGCACCAACCGATACCGGCGTCTGGTTCGTCGTGGGGACGGCTGACGCAGGGCCGCTCGTTCCGACGTTGCTACGGAGCATGGCAGACTACACCGCTATCTTCGGTCAGCGCGTCAGTTACAGCGTCGTGTACGACGCGCTCGATGTCTACTTCCGAGAGGGTGGCGGATCCGCGTACCTCAAGCGGGTGGTCGGCCCTGCGGCGGTGACGGCAAGCAAGAACCTGCTCGATGCGGGTGCGGCGGTCTCTCTGATTGCTTCCGCGCTCGGGCCGGGATCTAGCGGCAACGCCATCTCGGTCGGTGTTCGTGCCGGTCAAGGCGTTGGCACCTTCGTCATCTTCAACGTCGTGGGCGGCGTCGAAGTCGAGACCAGCCCGGATCTGCTCGACAACCCGACGGCGATCCTTTGGGCGCAGAACTCCGCGTACATCAGACTCGCTGCCGGGCCATCCGCCAACGATCCGGCTGTCGCCGCTGCTGCCGCGCTCGCGGGCGGGAACGACGACAGGAACAACATCGTGGATGCTCAGTGGCAGGCGGCGCTCGATTCGATCACGTCCGACTACGGGCCTGGTCAGGTCTCCGCTCCGGGCCGAACGAGTGACATCGGTCACCAGCAGCTGGTCGATCATGCCGGCAAGCATCAGAGGGTCGCGATCCTTGACGCGCCGGATACTTCGACCGTCGCCACCCTGACCGCTTCTGCAAACGGAGCAAAGGTCGGAGCGTCGTCCAAGTTCGCGGCGATGTTCTGGCCATGGCTCGTTGTTCCGGGCATCGTCTCGGGTTCGACTCGTGGCGTGCCTCCGTCCGCGCTGATCGCCGGTCTCTTGGGTCGCAACGACGGTGCTGGGCTCGGGCCTGACCAAGCGGCTGCTGGTGACAACGGCGTCTCTCTATTCACGACCGCTCTCTCGCAGCTCGCTGTCACCGACACCGTTCGGCAGCAGTTGAACACGGCGGGGATCGACGTGATCCGGAACCTGTACGGAACGTATCGCAACTACGGCTGGCGTTCGCTCTCGGATCCGACCGCTGAGGCGGACTGGATCAACTTCGGGTGTGGCCGGCTGTACATGAGCATCGCTGCGAACGCACAGGCCATCGCGGAGAGCTTCATCTTCGACAAGCTCGACGGACAGAACCTGACAATCAACAGGTTCAACGCGGCGCTCACCGGTCTGCTCGCTGGGTACTACGACAACGGGGATCTCTACGGTGCTTCGCCCGCCGATGCGTTCTTCGTGGATACCGGCCCGAAGGTGAACACGCCGACAACTCTGGCCAACCACGAGCTGCACGCGGTTCTGAACGTTCGGATGAGCGAGTTCGCCGAGATGATTCAGATCGAGGTCTACAAGAGGCCGCTTGCCGGCTAAGGAGGAAGTAGATGAGTACCGACCCGAAGCAGATCAGGGGGACTCGCCAAGACACCTTCACGGTGGGTCTCGCAATCGAGGATCCAGACAATCCCGGTCAGTGGATCGAATGGGGTGTCTGGGACACCAAGACCGGTGGCGATCTCGACTCGGAAGATCGCTTGTACTACCCAGGCGCGATGCAGCCGCCCTACTCGCTGGGAGGCCGGATTTCGCCGCAGGCGGTGACGCTGACGCGGAACTACCGCATCCAGCGCGATCACTACCATCTCCAGAAGCTCCTGGACGGGGTAGGAAAGTCGAACTGCCAAGTGACGCAGTTCGCGATGGACAAGTATGGTCTGACTCACGCCCCGGCCATCCTCTGGACGGGAACGCTGAAGACGGTCGTGCCTCCGGAGCACAACTCTGAGTCGTCGTCGGATCCGGCGATGATCTCGGTGACCATCACTGTCGATTCGGCTCCCAAGGCCGTAGGAGCGCCTAGCTAGGAGACACCATGACAAATATCGAAGACGAAGCCCAAGCCCCGCCTCTCGCGTTCGACATCACGAGCGAGGATGGGCAAGGGCCGCAAACCCTCGCGGAACAACTCCGTCTCCGTCGCTCGGAGATCGCGGAGTCGCACGATGTGTACCTTCCTCTGATCGGTTATGAGGAGTTCGGGCTACACGCGAAGCACCGGCTTATGGATCGGCAGGAGGTCGAGCGTCTAGGTCGCAAGATCACCGCCGAGACGAAGGATCGTGGCGAGAGGAACATGCGTATCCTGCTCGA